CAAAGGAGCACGGAGGGTATACCTCTTCGGACTCCTTTCACAGACGAGGGGAGCGGGAACTCCGCCCCCACTCGTCGTGCTTCAGTCGAAGGTCAAGTTTCTGACCTCAGTCTCGGCTGAAGAGCCAATCGAGTCTCCCACGATAAGGATGATTCGGTTGGCGGCCTATGAGGAGGTCCTTAAGGACCTACCTGATAGCGCATTCACAGGACTCGCGACTAAGTCGCGAGTCACTGTGTCGACCGCCTCTTGTTGGGAAAATACCCGACGAGAAGGCGGCACCACGGAGGAGATCAGAAGTCTGATCAACTCCGGGGAAGCCGGAGTCGCGGTCCCAGTATTGGACCTCGAAACCGGAGCAATCGAAGGGTACAGAGTTCTGGACTCCTTCGATTCAGTCGGAGAATATATCTTCTGGTCCTGTTTGGACCAGGTTCTCCGCATCCCATCGGAGGAACGCCGCGTGGCGTTCCTGACGGTGGTCAAAGAGCCTGGTAAGGCACGGTCCGTTACCAAGGCTCGAGCTTGTCTCAAGGTCGTACTCGACCTTGTGGCAAAGATCTGTGCGGAGCCCCTTAAGAAGGGGATTCGCAGCAGCCACTCGGGGATGGCAGCAGCCAACCACGGGTGGAATTTCTTCAATTCCCTCTCAGAGGAGGAAAGAAGAGACTTGGCGTTTTCTCTCGAAACTCGAGAAGAAACCGCCTACGAAGGATACGTCGAACGGACGGATACCTTCGCAGACCTCTTCGTGTCCAGTACGGATTACGAAGAGGCAACCGATAAAATGTGCCACACTGTGGCACGTGATCTCGGCGTACGTTGGATGCGCAAATGCGGCGTACCCAACGTACTACGACGGCTTGTGGCAGACACCTGCTTCAAACCGCGCACTGTGTACTTTTACGCCACGGGCGAACTAGCACACATTGGAGTCGACGAAGGCAACAGCATTCGATCGATTCTCCTTCGCCGCGGGGTCCTCATGGGAGACCCGCTGACGAAGATTGTCTTGCATCTACTAAACGTAGTAACAAGACATGTAGGAGCCCGTCTTCATGACGCGGACTTCTACAACGCCTTCGAGTCTGGAAGCCAGATGAAGGAGGCGTTTGACGCAGGTCTTCTCACGTGAGAAACCTACGTCCCTGGTGCCCGACCTCGTATCAATACGAGATCGAACTGCAACGCAACGCTCCCTCCC